CTGGCATGTTGGATTATACTCCAGCGTTGTCAAGCAACCTCAACGTAGACGATACTGGTAACACATTTGCTGGTACTCTGAACGGTCGGATCCGTGTCTACATCGATCCTTACTCATCACGTGACTACGTCAACGTGGGTTATAAGGGTACAAACCCATACGATGCAGGATTGTTCTACTGCCCATACGTTCCTTTGACAATGGTCAAGGCAGTGGGCGAGGAAGACTTCCAGCCTCGGATCGGCTTCAAGACTCGTTACGGCATGGTATCGAACCCATTTGTTGGTTCAACACCATCTGACGGTCTGGCCACTGATCGTACTAACCAGTACTATCGTATCTCAGCTGTTAACAACATCCTGTCATAGAACAGAAAAGCTGAACATTCTAACTGGGCTCCCGATTCGTCGGGAGCCTTTTTTCTTGTATAAATAGGGATATGGCTACTTTAACTTCAAACATAAACTACTTGCAACCCACCGGTTATAAGCTTACCATAGATCGGGAAAACTACCCGAACCTAGAGTTTTTTGCGCAAAGTGTACAACATCCTGATTTAACACTTGTACCAAGTGAACTACAGTATAGAAAAGTTCGAAGCATTCCAATGCCTGGCGGTACTTTGGACTATGGTGAATTTACAGCAAACATTATCCTTGATGAGGATATGAAAGCATATACCGAGATGCATGACTGGATGAGAAGGTTAATAGATGCGCCTTTGAAGGGTGCACTTGACAGAAATAGTGCGAGTGCAGCATCAACTGATACCATACCTTCTACCGCTGATATAACACTTGTAATTTTAAATAGTATGAACAACAGAATAAAAAGCATTCGATACATGGGTGCGATGCCCACGAGTCTGGGTGCTATCAATTTTGAATCTACTGCGAGTGGAACAGAGTTCATTACTTTCGGTGTCTCGTTCAGATATCAGATCTTTGAGCTTGTATAGATAATTCTATATGATGGAGTAAATAATGATTGACTTGAAAGAAGTCTTGGCCGAATGGGCCGAAGACAGTAAAATTGGTATGAGACTTGACGAAGATTCTCGTAATACACCTCTCTTACATGCTAAGTATTTAGAAAAACTGGCTAACTCTAAGTTATTACTTAAAAGAGCTGAGTTTTCTCAAAAGGTATTGCTTAAGCACAAGTGGGAATGGTATAACGGTAAGATGGATCCTGACACGTTGAAAGAACTTGGATGGGAACCAGATCCTTTTAACGGTCTTAAGATTATGAAAGGTGATATGGATTACTACTATGACTCAGACCCTGAGATACAAAAATCTGAAGAGAAGATTCAGTACTACAAAACACTCGTTGAAACACTAACAGAGATAGTGAGTAATATTACGTGGCGGCATCAGACAATTGGGAACATGATCAAGTGGAAGCAATTCGAATCCGGAAACTAAGTCATGCGATGCTTCATGTCCAGTGTGACTGGGGTCAAGCGGAAGAGATTAAAGAGTTCTTTTCATTTTATGTACCTGGTTACAAGTTCATGCCTGCGTTTAAACGTAGGATATGGGATGGTAAGATTCGTCTCTTTGATTCTAACCGTGGTGAATTACCAGCTGGACTTATTTCTCACCTCGTTAAGTTCATTGAGAGTCGAGGTTATCAGTACGAACTGATAGACGTCAAAAAATATGGATCACCTATTCATGACGAAAGGCCAGACCCAAAAGCAGTAGCTCAATATATCAAATCGATGAACTTACCGTTTGAACCGAGGGATTATCAGTTTATTGCGGTAATGGAAGCGCTACATAGAACACGCGGTATCTTACTATCACCAACCGGTTCTGGTAAATCGTTAATCATTTACATTCTTATCATGTATTGGTTGACACAATTGACAGATGGCGTTAGATACCCAGAAGCTGGTAGAGCTTTAGTTGTTGTACCCACAACTTCACTTGTCGAACAAATGTATGGTGATTTTATCTCTTACGGATCGCCTGAAGGCAGAATACACAGAATCTATTCTGGTAAAGAAAAAACATTTGATAACGCTATCTGTATTACAACATGGCAGTCTATTTACAAATTACCAAAACAATGGTACGATCAGTTCGGTATGGTAATCGGCGATGAGTGCCACGGTTTTAAATCTAAATCACTTATGAATATTATGAACAAGGCAACGGAGGCTAAGTATCGATATGGCACGACTGGGACTTTGGATGGAACTCAAACTCATGAGCTGGTGCTTCAAGGACTTTTTGGAAAAACGTTTAAGGTTACTACTACCAAGTCTTTACAAGAAAAAGGAACACTCGCAGAACTCAACATTAACAGACTCGTTCTTGATCATTCGGCAGATGCCAGACGGGACTGTGAGCAAAAAGACTATCAGGGTGAAATAGAATATATAGTTACAAACGAAAAACGTAATAGGTTAATTAGTAACCTTGCGCTCGATCAGAAAGGTAACACTCTCGTACTATTTAATTTTGTAGAGAAACATGGTAAACCACTCTTTGATCTAATTCAAAGTAAAGCGGCCGAAGGTAGGCGCGTATTTTTTGTATCAGGTAGCGTTGCAACGTCAGATCGTGAAGCCATTCGTGGAATAGTAGAGAAACAGAAAAATGCTATCATTGTCGCATCTTTGGGTACTTTTAGTACAGGTATCAATATTCGGAATCTACACAATATTATCTTTGCGTCACCTTCAAAGAGCCAGATCAGAGTTCTTCAAAGCATTGGACGAGGATTAAGAAAATCTGATAACGACGAGCCAACCACACTGTACGACATTATAGATAATATTAGTACCGATAATAAAAAGAACTTTGCATGGCTTCATGGAAACGAACGACTTAAGATCTATGAAAAAGAAAAGTTTAACCATAAAACATATAAGGTAGCACTATGACATTCAAGCAGTTAAAATTTGCCAATGGCGACGAGATTATTGCTGATGTAGTAGACGAAGAAAAAAATCATATGGTCGTACGGGCGGCTATGCGAATCATAGAAGTAGAGAATATTGATGAAGGTTACAGTTATTTTGCTTTTCGTCCTTTTATATCTTTTACGTCTGACGTCGAGGCGCTACAACTCGTACACACCGATCAACTCATTGTAGAGGCTATTCCATCTAAGAACATTATGAAACATTACGCATCTGCAGTAAAGCGTATGAGTAAGTTTACTAAACTCGGAGCTACACTCGAAGACTTCGAGATGATGGACAGCGAAGAGATGGAAGGATATATCGAACAGATGGTGCAGGACGAGATCGATGAAGAAGACAAAGAGGCTAAGAAACTTGGCGAGAATGTAGTAATATTTAAACCAAAGGATACGATACACTAATGGCTTTTCTAATACACCCACTTCCGCCCCATCCAGTATGGGTTCGAAAAGAATATCTCTATGACCACCAAAAAGGTTTCGGAGAGTTTACACCTGGTATTTGGATCTCAGTTAAGTCAACTCAGTACAAGGCTTTGTACTTTGAGACACTGTTAACCGAATACGGCGCGCTTTACGATAAGTTACCATTGTCTGCGTTTGTATCAGAACCAGTTACACCAGATCCAGATCTACCTCTTGACGTATTGCAGTTGTGGGATTGCTTTGACTACGATCTTACTGTAGTTGAAAAACCGATTCTATCCCGCTGTGAGTTTTTTGGTAAGGATAAACAGTTCCACGCTGGAGAATATCTGTTTACCATTGATAACGCGCATCGCGATCGATCTCTCATCGATATTAATTTTAGTGAAGAAGATCCTGAGCATAAAAGCTTTAATGTAATAGAACTGGATAATGGACAATTTGCTGCTCAACCGAATAATAGAGTTATATGGAAAGATTCGAGTCTGACTCTTGACGATACCAAGACGCCAGACTTTAAAGTTTGTACTCAAAATTATCGAGTAGAAACCGAACCTAAATGGTCTGTTGGTCACACCGACGAATGGAACTATCGAACCAAAGACGGAGCTTGACGGGTATACTACCCTCTCCAAAAAACCTTAATTTATTATACCACAGTTTGCACGGTTTGTACACAAAAATATTTTAGTATCATTCGCAAAAAAACATATGTACAAATTCATCTATACGTGGTATAATAATATTCATAATGTGGAGATTACATAATGCGTCAGAAAAAACAAAGCATTCATTACGTAAATAACGCAGACTTCTCTC